TTGGCTACTATGCTCTCATGGTATGGCAGGCTGTCAATAATATTCTTGCTGGAAGAGAGCATGCCTTCCACCTCGGATATCATTGCGTCCCGGCTCTCGCTGATGACTGCCATCTGGCCATTACAAGCCTTGTTCTCAATGGAGAGGTCTGCCCTCATGCCGGGGAATTCGTATCTGTTTCCGTCCGGATCTGTGGCTACAATGTTTACAAAACTCTGATAGTTCTGCCCGAAGGCTCCCATGGTAGTACCTATCTTCTGTTGCGGTTCGCTTACGCTCTCCACCTTACCTGTAACCAGGCGCGGTTTCTCACCCTTGAACAGGATGTATATCGTACTGTGTTGTCTTAATGCTGAAAACATGATTAACTGAGTTTAATGGGGTGGGTTGCCCCACCCGTGATTATTAGTTTACTCCCGGCATTATCTGCAAGGTACCTGAGGTCTTGTCGTAGATGAACTCGTACCAGCCTGTACCCGGTATATCCGCTACTGTGAGCGGTACCGAACCTACTTTGGTAACAGCCTGGGTTACGCCGTTGGTCTGAAACAAGATTGGCAGTGTACCTGTGGTGGCAGCAGGAATGGCCTGTGCCAGGTTGATGTACACCGAACCTCTGTACCATAATCCCAGAAACGAATGGTTGGGGAAGGAGAACACCACATTGTCGGTGTTCACTGTAACTGCTGTGCTCTCAATGGCTGCAGATCCCCTTCTGTTGATAATCTGATAAGGCAGTGCCATAGTGACCTCCTTTCTTCAGATTAGTACCAGAATCCACCCTGACCAAGACCGAAACCACCACCTACACCGTACTGTGCGGCTACACAGTTAGGAACGGCCACGAATGGCTGGTACTGTACAGGGAATGTCTCAGGAAGTTTGCATTTGATGCCGTCAACGTCTGACTTGAGGTCGCTTACAGCCTTGTAGATAGGTGTAGTTGCCTGGCTGATCATCTGTCCGAATGCTGCAGTCTGCTGCGCATTGTTGATGATAACTGCCTGCTCTGCAATCTTGCGGTCACGCTCCGCAATGTCGCGGTTGAGTTCACGCATCTCTGCAGCCCTTTGACCCTCCAGTACTCTACTGGTGCTGCTCTCAATGGCTTTCTCCAAAGTACATGTCTGGTCTCTCTGGGCATAGCCCAAATCTGAGAATCCTCTGGTAAGGATCTGATTGGTGCCGTTGATGGCGCGCTCAGTGAGATAGTTGCTCTCAGAAATACCCTGTTTGATGTCACAGCAGCACTGTGCAATCTGTGTTGCAAGGTTGCAGTCACCTCTCTCAAGAGCATTGATGATCTGCTGGCTCGACATACCCACCTGGCTGCTCACGTTACAGATCTGGGTACCCAAAGCATTGAGAGCATTGCGGATGTCACCAGTAGAGCAGTTGAGCATTCCCGACAACCTGTCAATGGCGCTGTTGTTTCCCTGGATAGCCTGCATGATGAGGTCTCTACCAGCAGTGTTGTTGAGTTGGTCGGAAAGGAATCCGAAGCCGGCTGCATTTCTACATCCGCCACCGAAACCGCCCATACCACCAAAGCCGCCGAAACCGCCAAAGCCACCCCAGCCACCGTACAACAGTGCAAGAAGGAACAAAGGCCAGATGCAGTTTCCACCGCCGAAGCCGCCGAAGCCGCCACCGCCGAACATCATTCCCAACAGCAGGTTGGGGTCAAAATCGTTTCTGTTTCCGCTCCCGGAATCAAAAACATAAGTAGAATTCTTTTCGCTCATAGCATTAGTGTTTGCGTAACGGTCAATATTAACCGTATTGCAAAACTATCCAGAGCGCATGGGGTAGGGAAGGAGTTGGTTCCGGCGCTATTCCATGGTGGTTCCCATTGCGTTCTTCACTGCTTCCAAATTTATTCTCAGCAGTCTGCGCCCCTTGGCGCGGCTATGGAACTGGGAGAGCATCTTGTTTATATTGCGGTGGCTACAGCCCATCAGTTGTGATATATGGGAAGAATACAATCCCTGCTGGCTGAGCAGATATACCAGAATATACCGTGCGTCAACGGCATCCTCGCACTTGCTGCAGGAAAGGATAACATCCGGACGGATGTCTGTCGCCTGGGATACCAGGTCAAGAATGTGGGCAAAGAGTTTGGTTTTGTGCATAACTGTATTATCTTTGCTATCATTAATAAAAATAATGACATGTTTAAGAGATTCAGGTATAGATATTATCAACTAACTCTTTCAACTCAGCCCTCGTATATTGCAGGATTTGGGGGGATTTCTTTCAATTTTGACGTAGTTATTGCAATTAGAGGAAGAATTTCAAGAGATAGGATCTTGAAGCATTTGTCCGAGGTTCAAGATGAGAATACTAAAAAAACTCTTAAAGAGTACCCTATTTTGATAGCATGGTCTGAGGTTGATTCATTTTAATTTCCTATATTTGCCCTTGCCAATAAGTAACTACATATTATAAACATAGCCACTATTCCAGCGAAAGGCTCTTATTAGCCCCGACTGCTGGAATAGTGGCTTAATTGTTACTTAAAAAGTTATTTATTGGCGTAAATACTTTTGTCGGGGCTTTCTTTTTTACCCCGTTGGGAGGTTACTCCTCCTGTGTGGCCGCGCTGATATCTTCAATGACAAACTGTTTGAATTCGTCAATGACTGCATCTGCGGATATACCGTCGGGAACATTTGAGGAGTTTTTCAAAGGTGCATCCCATGAATTGGGTTCTGTGGTGTTATCTGGCTTATAGGAACCATCTTTTCCCGGTTGGTTAAGTGAGAAAGTGAAAGATTTATTTTCGCTTACTTTTACCCTAATGTTTCCATCTGTTGCATATACCTGATTGTCTCTGATTATTACAATGCCTGTAACCTCAACACAAGTTCTTGACAACAATGTGTTGTTATATTCGTAGTACTGTTTTAATGGTGTTGCTTTCATAGTGATTATTTTTCGTACATAAATTGTAGTGCTGTGATATCTGCCGGAGTGAAATCAATCTCGCCGGCAATAAGGGAATCTATCCAACTGTCCACGGATACAGGGAATATGGCTACCTCAACGCTCTCGTCCCTTTTTGCTTTAAGAGCCTTGCCAAAATCCTCTTCAAGATCCAGGAATCCCCTGTGGTTGTTTATAAGTTCGTTATTGAGTGAGATTAACTCCTCCCTGTCTTTTGTACTTCCCATCTTGCTCCTCAACTCACTGACAACAGAGAGTTCATCTTTCTTCTCCTCAAACATCTTTTCTTTCAGTGCTTCCTGGAATGCTTCGTATTCCTTAATTACAGCCTTGAGGGCTGCAAAGTTCCTCACTGCAGCAAGCCTTACTGTCTTGTCAAATTTTGTCAACTTGATAGCCGCTAACTGATTGTATCCGGCGATTGCTTCGCCAATGGTAATGGTTACGTTCATAAGTGAATGTTTTAATTGTTACTCCAGTATTTGAACAGGCTCAATATTACCCATACGTTAACTATGGCGTTGAGTACGCCTATTACTCCCCAGAATGAGCCTACATTACAGGTACAGATAAGTACCAGTACTGTAATGATAGCATAAAGGAACAGTCCGAATCCTTTAATTGCTGAATGTTTTCCAATAATCATAATAATATTTGTGTTTTAAGGTTAATATTTATCCAATTGTGATAGAACCAGAGCCTGCACTGTCGCTACCTTGTTCCCAATATTCCACTTCTATCTCCAGAGGTGTCATAGCAACGCTTACAAGGATACCTCCGTATTCGCTTTCTTTCTCTCCGTATTCAATGATGGCGGATTCACTCCCATTGGCAGGGACGGTAATGTAACCGCTTACCAGTAGATTACCGGCGCCGGAAAGTATGTTGCCTTGCCTGTCGGACAATCTGTAAGAGATAACTTTATCTGTTGTAGCAGTACTGCTAAAGTCAAGTGTTATAGATGATACTCTGTATGTAGTACTATCTACTTGAGTGTATTCTGCATAACCACCATCAAAGTTGATATAATCAGTAACACCGCCACCTGCACCACTTGTTACTACAGTGAAAGTAATAGTATTAGCAAAAGGAAGAGGTATCCAATTCCCTTCATATTCTCCATCATCTCTCAAGTATGTAAATGTGTGTTGAGAAACGCGCACATTAGTTATACAGGGATATAGATACCATGTACCTATTGGAATTCCTTTCAACTCAAGAGAATCCTGCAAATCCACTAATTGTTGTCCAGGTGTAGTTAGGTCTGTAAGTGCAATAAAATATACCTGAGGGAAACCTTGACTTGATTGCGTACTGTTGTATGCAATAAACCCAAAGTTCGCAGTGTCCATTGATAGTCCTTTTTCTACAACTGTCCCCAATAAAAACAAGTCGTCAAACAGGATGCTTACAGGAGTACTACTGCCTTGGTTTACTGTTGTGGCACCCAGTTTAATCTCAAACCAGTTTGTAGTATTATGGTCATATCGCCATAAGTCTGCAATACGGCCCCATGACGAAGGTCTATTGTAGAGAAAATTGGTATTAGCCGCAACGCCTCGCATTGCCGCAGGTGCGCTATTATATACAACCATATTATGCCCATAGTTTACCCTACGCTTCTGGTTGTCACTGAGCCTTGTTGTCCTGCTATATAAAATACCACCTATATTTTCAATATCATCATAAGGATACTCCATAGGTTTGTGCTTGCTCTTAGGATTGAGAGTGCTACTGAGCAACACATCACTCCAATAATACAAACCATCACTTCTTTTGCCTACACCAAAGAATGTGAACACTTCGCCACCTATTGGAGAACCATTAACTATTACACCATTCTCTATTGACATAGTCTATATTGTTTTAATTCGTTTTCTAATTCATTCACTTTTCTTTTAAGTCTCTCCACCTCACTGTCTATATACTGTATTGCGCCAACTTCAAATGCGTGTAGTTGATTGTATTGCAGATATAACTTCTGTCCCAACTCCTCATCATTCATTCTATCAACCATACAACTTGCAACACTCTCTACCTCCTGTGCAATGAAGCCATAAGACAATGCACCATTGCTCTTCCAATTCCATTTGCTCGGTCTCAGTTGCCTCAATACTGCAAGACTTTCATCTTTAGTGAGATGTTCAATGTTATATTTCAACCTCGCATCCGAAGAACTTGACAAGGTTCCCATTGCGATAGTGCCTGTGACAATAAAGTTTCCAAATACATCAAAATAACCTACTCGTGTGTAAGTATTACTATCGACATAATGATAACCGAATGCTATCTGTCCATAATTCCCATTTCTTGTTGTTATCAGACTTAATTCATACGGTTCGCCAAAACAATCTTGTCCAAGTCCTGTCTGAGCATCACTTTGGTCACATACCAAAATTTTTACACCATACTTTCCGCTATTTGGGGAATATCCTCCACCTGCTGAGATATAGTTAGTAGCATAACCACCTGCTCCTTGGGTTAATGCAATAGAACCAGCAACATTAGTATTATTTCTTAACTCTATTAAAGACCCGTAAAATCGTAAAGCCAGATTATTGTAAAGCCATATATCTCTGGAATCGCCCGTTTCAGTAATATTCCTTGCAGGTTGTAGACCACAATATGTTGCGTCAACATTTTCAAGAGTATATGCCCAAGCCTTAAATTTTTTACTATTATATGTTCGGACACACTCAGTATCTGTCATACAGATACCACCCCCATAATCTTGATTATACCAACCTGCTCCACCTCTGGTTCTTATCCAGGATGTTGCGTAAATATCTCCCTCTACTTGTAATTTACCGATTGTATCCGTTGTAGTACCTATGAGGACATTACCATTAGGAATGCATATATTACCATCATCATTTACCCTGATAGAACTGCCACTCCTAAAATTATATAAATGAGCGTATGGATTAACATAGTCATGGCCTATATAACATAATAGACCACTTCCATCTGGAGTGTGATGATATAATGCAGCAGAATCCCTAATATTAATTCTACCCCACACATCTCTACTTCCATCAAAACTCTGCCCCCAAATAGTTCTTGCGGTTTGGAGTTTGGTGGCACTTGCTACATTACTATCGGTAAAAGCTATTTCTCTCCACGAACCCAAAGTTCCACCATTCTTAAATCGTCCATACAGTCCATTATATGCTGTAGACATTCCTACTTGAAAGTAATAATTAGAGTCTGGAGAACCAATATGCAATCCATATTTATATGCTCCACCATATCCTGTTATAGAGTTTTCTCCCCAATCAAACCAGTATTGAAGGCCTGTATGTGTAAGATTTCCGACAGAAGTATATCCTAATTGATAAGTATAGTTAGAACCATTAGCATAATTCACACTTTGACTTCCTATATTGCCAGAGTGGATGATAGCATATTGATAATTATATCCTATATGAACCTTTGGTGTCTGTGCGCTATCAAAACCAAAGTATCCCAAAATACTTTTAGCGGAATTACGGAAACCAATATATGAGCCATCGGTACCATTAAGATATAAGGGAGTATCAGTAGTCCCTTGCAATTCTCCACCACTCAAAGGAAGAGCGTAATCAGAATAGTTAAGATGATGTAATATTACATATTCAAGATTCCATGGTTTATTAGTTAACCTCCAATTTCCATCATCTCCATAATGCACAATATTACCATTCGCTAAAGAAAGAAAGGCAAAACCATCTCCAGAAGAACCATACACAGCATCAGTAATACCATAACCACCAAGTGTTGTAGGTTTGTTAGCGACATTCGCCCAATCAACAGAATCAGCAACACCACCTCCGCTCGGATAGGCAGGCAAGGTAATAACCCCATTTATAGGATTGTACAAAACATCACTACCCTCAAACTTAATGGATACACTCGCTACCTCGCCACTATCTCCCTCGCCCAAACCAAACATGGATATAGTTCCTCCTTCAGTATAGAAATTGCGGGTACCTTTGATATAGACATCGCCATTGGAATCAATGCCAATAATATCCTCAAAAGTCTTTACACGATTGCTAATAGATGTAAGGTCATTTTTTACACCATTCAAAGCATCCGCAGTTGCATAGTAAGAAGGTAACTGTCCTCCAAGTTTAAGTGCATTATTAGCACTTCCATTAGTAAAATAACCTGCAATCTCGGTAACACTACTCTCTAATTTTTCAAAGTCCTCAATAAGCACCCTATTGGCTATATCTGAGTTCATACCACTTAGAATGGTTGCCAAATCATCACTTTGGCTGTAACCATCCAGGAATGATACTACCTCGTTCCAAGTGTCTATTATACCACCTACATTACCATTGAGCAAAGTATTGAGATTGTCGAAGTCTGTACGGAGTGTATTAACGGATGTCTGCAGTGACGATAAAGCGGAATTTGTTGCATAGTCTTTTCCTTTCAGATATGCTTCCAACTGCTCTTCGTTCAATCCTGCGGATCCATTTACCCATAGGCCTTTTTCTTCATTGTACAATAATATTTGGCCACTAGCAGGGTCTGTTATCTGCACATCCAGCAGATCTGCAAGTTTGCCGCTGGCTACTTCTGTGCCACCACCTGAACCCAGTTCGCCCATCGAGAGGGTGCCATCAACTATAAGGCTGAGTTTAGTGCGTATTGCCTTGTTGACATCATCGTAGTAAAACCACTCCTTGAATGCTGTTTCCAGTTCGGTCAGCCTTAGATTTAAGGCTGTGATTGCGGTGTTGTATATTTCGTTTGTAACATAACCATTCAAAGCCCCTGTGAGTGCATCTTGTGTTATGTACTTGTTTGTGGTAAGATAGTTTCCCAGGGCGGTTTCATCCAAACCTCCAGGACCATTGACCCATTTTCTCAGGTCTTCATCATAAGTAAGGACATCCTTGCTCTTGGGGTCGGTTATCTGTACGTCCAGCAGATCGCCTAGCGAAGATGATGCAACAGGTGTGTCATCATCCGGCTCTTCAAATCCGGCCATTGAGATAAAAGTGTTGGATATGATACCAACCTCAACGCCGTTATACTTCTTTGGCACAACTGCAAATCTTGGTACTTCAGCAGTGCCTACATTCATCAATTCAAATAGTGATTCTCCTCCTCCCGACGGACGTATAAGAGATGTGAGATCGTTGATAATACAGATAGTATTACCTGCAACAGATGTATTGGGACTTACAGCCTCCCATCCGGTGTTGTCGTACGTTGCAGCAGAAAGTGTGGTTTCCTGGGAAACAGAAAAACGCACATCTACAAACCATGCACTATTATTATAGCGTATTCTTACACTCAGTCTGGTTTCTTCTGCAGTAATATTGCTCTCTACGGCGGCAATAACAGCATTACCGTAGTCCACAGATACTTTAAAGAGGGCATATTTGATACCAAAGTCAATACGTATGCCGCTCTTTGTTCCTACTTGTGCAGTTTGTGCTATATTGTACCATTGATTTGCAGTAATCATCAGATCATCAGACTTTGTGCATTATCGTAAGCATTCTGGGCCATTTGAAAATTTCCCAGCACAGAGAGCACTTTTCCTGCGCATATCCATGTAAGGGCATCAATCATCTGGCCGTCTGCGATATTTTCCGCAACATCTTCCTTTATATACAGAAATTCTGCAAGCGTATGTTCCGCCTGCTTTGTGGAATAATACTCAAGTATTATCCCTTTTTCATTACGGGATAATACACCCACAGGCTTTGCTACTCCACCCCTTATATACTTGTTGTGTTGGCGCATTGACAGGGCGTCACCTTTTATGGCAGGTTCTGTTACGCTGCGGTGCCAGTCTCCCATCCTGAAAGATACAAGCCGGAGAAAATCTGCCGGTACCTGTATGTATCCTGTGGTTGTATCATTGTCATTCCTTACAATGGAAGGGGAGGAACTGGTTACAGTCAGACGTTGGACAGGTGCTTTTAGGAGGATTTCCCTCGCACTCTCATCCAATAGGGAATCAATTATTGTATCCACGGCATTTTCGTCTGCTATGGTTACAGTTTGCAAGGGAGTGTCTTGGGCACTTACCTCGTCAATTTTCCTGCGTACTCTATTAACCAGTTCCAGCCTTTCCATATTACTGCATCAATTACTCAATTACGGCTTTGATACCCAGTTTCTCAGCGGTATTCAAGGCATCATTGAGGGTTTTTACTTCAGAGCCTTTACAGTTATGCTCACTCATAAGGTAATCCCTTAACTCGTTGAACGATGCAAATGTCATTGCATTGTCATTGCCACCCTCTTTCGGGTTCTGATCACCAGATAACTTAGGCTCCGATACATTCTGCTGCTGTGTTGTTTTGGCCGGTTCTGCAATGTTTTTGGTTGCTTTGAGTTTAAACATTACTCCAAACATCTTGGAACTCTCCAATGCTTTCTGGATATCCTCGTCTGATGTCTGGTATTTACCGTTGCCGTTCATTGCCAGTCCGCCATTGGAAAACTCAATGCGACGGTATTGGCCTTTAACTTTAATCTCCAGGTTCAGTTTTGCGCTGTTGCCTATGGCTATGTATGTTTTGATCGTTTTCATCTTTATCCCTTTTTAAATGGGCACGGCATAAAGCCGCGCCCGTAGTTAATCACTAGTTATTTATGTAGCAGAGAGAATTAGTCAATCGCAACAATCTTGTGATGGGTTGGAAGATTCTCAAGGTAGAGAGCGTAGTTCTCAAGCAGACGTACTGCATTTACACGTCTTTGGCCTGTCTCATCAAGATTGAGAACTGTGGTATGCAGAGGCTCAAAGATGTACTTCTTCACATAGTTCAAGTCAAGAACCATAGCATTGTCAGACATGTCGCCTAGGAATAGTCCAGACATTGGTCTGATAAGAAGTTCACCAAAGTCGGTAACAATACGGCGTACCTTTACTCCGTGTACTACATCCACAGTTTTTGCATTCACCTGTTTTGAGTATGCATCTACGTATGCAAGTCTCTCAAGGTATCCAGGACCGGCAAACAGGAACCTTGTCTCACTTCCGTTGTTGCCGTCAAAGATCGCACGTGTCATTGCTACATATGCAGCATTGTTGAAATCTTTGGCCTTGCTGTATGTGAATGTATTAGGAATCTGGTGCCATGTACCCTCTGAAAGGTGAACAATCTCTCCCTTTTCATTTTTGGTAATGCCTTTAATTCCAAAGATGTTGGTAAACTCCATTGAGCGTTTCATGTCCCAGATGGTCTGCTCTTTTGTAGTAGAGAAGTCCATTGCAACCTTTTTCCTCTGCAAGCCATGGATTACAGTCTCCTCAACCTGCGCCATGTGAATCTGGCAGTAGTTCCTGCGTGGAGTAGGAGTGATGTTGTAAGGGATGGTCTGTGCATCTTTCTCAGCATGACCTGTGCCCATTCTCAACAGGACAGTCTCAGCAGGAAGAGCAGGCACATTGCCGTCCTCACTGTTTACGGCTTTTACATTAAGTTTACCGCCAAGGCCTTTGGATGTGATGAACAATCCCAACGGACCGCCATCTTTTCCTGAGACGCCATTAACATAAATAGTGTCTCCTGGCAGCCACATGTCTTTTTTCGCAACAGTGATCTCTGCATCCTCGCCAGGTGTAACCTCAGCGGTTATGCTGTCCAGAACATCTCTGGTACCCTGCTCCCAGCCACCGCACTCAAATGACTTGACCGTATCAGTATTCTTTATATTTCTGGTCAAGGTATCAAGAGGAACTTCGGAAGGTCGTATCTTAACAATGGTAGTGTCGAGATCTTCTTCAATGTATTCCTGTTCTCCATCCCCGACTTCGAGCGGCCCCTCAACAGCCTCTCCGGGTCCTACAACACCTGCTGCAAAAGCAGTAATGACGCCGCCCGTAGGTGCCAGCAGATTAACCAGGTCGGCAAGAAATGTGTCCTGAGGAACAACACCTGTCAAGGCAAGTACCAACGCGAACACATACAGTGCACCGAATGCACGTAGAATAAGTTTCATTCTGTTTTTCATCTTGTAATTGGTATTAATTGGTTAGAATTCTTGTTTTTCGCGTATCCCAGAGAAGAATGGGTTTACTCTACGCTGTTTCGGCTTTTCCATGGTCGCATTTCCATTGCCTACTGTTGGGATGCCGTCTCCATTTTCCTGGCTGCTTTTCTTTGCCTTGTGGGCTTCAATGGCCGTATTGCGGCCGTTGATCTCTCCTGTTGCCATTGCATCAGCCACGGCCTTGTCAAACTGTGACCCTTTGAAGCACATCTCCAGAAATTTCTTGTCAATCTTTTTGTACAGAAGACCGAACAGCGCGTCGTTGATTACTTCCAGGAATGTGTCTTTCTCGGCATCGGTAATACCTTTCTCCGAGCAGAAGTCGTCAAAGAGTTTGGAACTCTCAATCTCATTCTGCGCAATCTCCTTCTGCTGCTGTGCGGCTTTTGCGGCGCGCTCCAGACGCTCATTGCGTGCCTGCTGCCATTGCTGGTAGTCTGCATCTCCCTCAACCCTCTGCAGGTCTTCAGGGTCAATATTGCGCGCAACTGCAATGACAAACGATGCCCCGTTAGCCAGCATGTCAGTAACTACGGCTTTGAATTGTGGATCTGATTCTATCAGGTCAGATACTGCTTTCTCGGATTCCCGGTATCTGCCCAGTTCTGCTTCGGTATCATCCAGATACTTCTCGCTCATCATAGCGAAGTCTTCGTCGGTTTCAGCAGCCATGTCAGGGTATTTGCCCCTAAGTCTGTCTCTGTAACCCGGTTTAGTCTCTTGTGCCATACGAAATGTTTTAAATTTGTTGCTAATTTGACTAAACAGGACAATTGCGTATGGTTATTTTACCCTATCTGCAAAAATCTTCTTACTTTTGTACTGTTAACGCCAAATCTCTTTGCTTATGGTTTATAGTGCAGACAATTACAAGAATCAGGAAATCCGGGATATGTACTACATTATCTACAATAATCGTCTTAGAGAGGGCGTTGATGAGAAGCAGGCAAAGAGAATTGCGTATGATAGTGTATCTTCACGGTTTTCCATTACCAATGATAGGATAAGACATATACTGTACACCAAGGGATGCAACCCGGCTTACAGGACATTCTTTTACACCAACAACCGCGAGATACTCACAAGCCTTAGGGAACTAGTACGCCATTACGAAGGCGTCAAAAAGATGTGGGTACAGGTAGAGGAGGAATCCGGCAATGAGTTGTCAGATGTTTTGAGAGAGAAAATAGAGACTGTGAATCAGAAGATTCTGAAATATCATAAACTTATTGCACTGATTGAGGAAGTAAATGCGGAGTACAGCAAACAAGGCAGATAGTATCATTGCGGAAAACAAGCGGAGGGAACTTGATTACTTCCGTGAATACGATCCTGTAATAGGAGATCCGCAAGGAGGTACAGTAGAAAGACGCCAGATTACTCTTGATGGCGTCAAATACTGGATACCTGAAAGTATGTTTGCAGATCCTTTTATCTATATTGTCAATAGGTACAAGGGTAATCTTTCCAAGATATCGGCCGCGCTGGAACTGGAGAATACAGATAAGATCAGGGATGAGATAAAGGAAAAATTCAACGATATACGTTTTGACCATGACTTTGAGTTCTATGCAGTCATGTGTCTGACAATCCAGGACAAAGAATCAAAAAGCCAAATACCCTTTATTCTCAACGCAGGGCAGAGAATCCTTATACATGAGTATGAGAGACAAAGACTGGAAGGGGTTCCTATACGAGTGATTATTGTAAAGGCGAGGCAGTGGGGTGGCTCAACTGCTACGGAGATGTATATGTTATGGCTACAGACGCGACACTACCTCAACTGGCATTCTGCTATCATCGCCAAAATCAAACAGCAGTCAACCAATATTCGTGGAATGTACAACAGGGCGGTCAAGCACCTTCCTGCATATCATCCAAAACTCAATATCAAATCCTGGGAGGGTTTGAAGGATGTAAGGATCATTGAGGAGAGAGGTTGCCGCATTGGAATATTCTCAGCGGAAAATCCAGATGCCATACGTTCGGATGATGTCTCCATGGTGCACATGTCAGAGGTAGGAGTGTGGAAAAAAACGAAGGAGAGAAGTCCGGACGATTTGGCCCAGTCCGTATATTCATGTGTCCCGGAAACTCCTGGTACATTCATATGTCTGGAGTCAACAGCAAAGGGTGTGGGAGGATTTTTCCATGAAAATTATCTGGAAGCACTGAACAATAAGGAAAATAATCTGGATGGCCTGCGCCCTATCTTTGTAGCATGGTGGCAGATCAAGATGTACCGCAAACCTATCAAGGACTATGAGAAATTCATAGCCACAATGACTGCATACGACTGGTGGCAGTGGAATCAGGGTGCTACACTTGAGGGTATTAACTGGTATAAAAACTATAAGAGGGCCAAAAAATATTCCGATTTCCAAATGAAGTCGGAGTTCCCTACAACAGACATGGAGGCTTTCCAGTCTTCTGCCGGGAAGTACTTTACAGATGTTATGCTGAACAGGCTGCGTTCAAGTGTAAGGGAGCCGGCTTTCATTGGGGATATCAAGGGGGATTCAATGATAGGGGAGAAGGCTTTAAGAAACTTGCATCTGATAGAGGATTCATCATTGGCCGATAACCTGAAGATATGGATAATGCCTGACGACTTTATAGATCCGGCAGTGGAGCGTGTTACCAATCGCTTTGTGGTTATTGTAGATGTGGGAGGGTTACACTACAAGTCCGACAATTCTGTCATTACCGTACTCGACCGTATGGCCCTCATGTCGGAAGGCGGTGCGGTAGAGAGGGCTGCAGTATGGGTTGGGCATATAGACCATGATATACTTGCATGGAAGGCCCTGCAGATTGCTAAGTTCTACGGTAATGCACTGCTGGCTATAGAGAGCAATACAATTGATAGCCGCGACAAGAAGACCTCGGAAAACTGGGTATCTTCGGGAGAACACACATATACTGTACTCAATAAACTTGAAGAATCCGGCTATACTAATCTATATTATCGCAAGGCTCCTCCTGATACTGCCGGAGGTCCACCAACCAAAAAAGTTGGGTGGAATATGAATAAGCATACCAAATATCTGGCCTATGATACTTATTACGAGAAAGTGCGCGATGGCGGGTATATTGAGCATAGTATGGATGCTTATGTTGAAGCAGAGTATCTTGAGATCAATGATAAGGGGCAGATAGAAGCCATGCGCGGAAAGAGGGATGATATTCAGGATACTTCCGCTGTAGGATGTCATATATGTTATGATTTCTCAACCATATCCATTCCCAAACTCATACCTGTTACCAGGACAGTGCAGGAGAGCCGCAAGAACAGGATGGTTTCCAAAGGTGTGGCCAGTTTCTAATAACAAACGGCCCCGGAAGGGACCGTTTGCGGACAATCTACATATTGTTCGTATTAAAAAAGGAGAATATAAAATTAATTCTGTTGAATATCACCAAGCATATTTTTGATGGTTTTCTTTTTCAGTTGGAATATCCTGTTGGATAACTGCTTCAACGCATCGTTGTACTTTATGGCGTATTCTGCTTCAAAATCGGTTTTGCCGCATACTGAGTACCATTCTTTCATGGATCCAGTCTCTAGGCATTTATAGATACTTGCATCCACAACATCCACAACATTGGGGTTGTATGATGCGTTGTTTTGTATTTTGATAGTGACAACCATGTCGGAGATAGAGTATGCTTTATCAACGCTGGATGTTAGTTTTACCAATCTTTCATAGATATCAGCCATTATCATACTAAGATTTGCTTCAAATGCGCTCTTGTCGTCATCCAACATACTCAAATCATCATTAATCTTTGAATCATCAGATACAAGTCTTGCCTTGTAGGATGTTTTCTGAGACACATTATTGAATGCGTCTGACATGTCGTATTGGAAGGTTATCTCTCCTGCTGCTATACTTTTCATGGCTATAAGTTTTATACAAATGAAGTTGTTATTATTCTGTCGTTTTGGTTATTTTACCCTATTACAGGAAATTACGTATCTTCCTGCGCACCGGCTTGCGACGGAACTCCAGCACTTTGATGATTTCCTTTCTGGGATTGTCCGATAACCCCTGCACCTTGTTCCACTGCTCCAGCACACGCTGGACCAGAAAATCTGTACAGTATCTGTACAGAGAAGAGCATAGATGCGATTCATGATTCTCATCCATTACCAGATAATATGTAACACTCTGGCTATCCTCAACAATTCCACTATTGGTAATCTCTTCCCCGTTTTCATCTTTCATTATGAATTTGGGGTCAAGCCTTCGGGCCAGCAGCCCTGTGAGGTCTGATATTGCAAGAGACAGGTAATAATTGAAAATAGGCTTGTCATCATCCATCAATACCGCTTCTGTTCCGTCAGGTTCATTATTCCTTTGGTCTGCGTATCCAGTTTCAACACTGGCAATATTGTATATGTCCTCATACTTGAAGGACAGCCGCCAAATCATCGGGCGGCTTGTCAATATGATATGTGGGCTATTATGCTGCATTGTAACCTCCTCTTGCTAAGTTGTACAAATTGCGGGCGTTCTGCAGTCCTTCCGGTGTTGATGCCGGGATATTCTGCTGTATGCCTTGCTGCAAGGCCTGCATTGAAGCATCGTCGGGAATCTGACCTTGAGACAACTGTTCCCTCTGCCTTTGTATGGTTTGCAGCAGTTTGTCTGCAAATGGCAGTGAGGAATGCTCCAGGAACATCTCCACTCCAATAAGATTCCTTTCCAATAGGAATTTCAGTGTGTCATCCATGTACAGGCGCATGGTTGCCGTATCGGTACTTCTGGATATCCTATTTTCAAATTCTATATTGCGTATCTTTTCAGGATCCCACTGATGTGCTTCCTTGCTGTATGCCTTTCCGGTAAGGGCTATATACTGTTTCTCGGTATAGTACTGTTTTATCAACTGCAGTATTTTATAGTCCCTTTCCTGCAGGAATGAAGCATAACTCTCCAGGTAGTCTATGATGTTCATCTGTGCGTTCATAGCCTCCTGCTGGTACAACCCGGCCGGAGTGTTGCTGGCTGCAGTCTTTCCCTGCATAGCATCATGCACTCCTCCTATGTCACTCAGAAGTTTCATCTGAAGGTTAATCATGTCATTGATCCCTACAGGCATTGCTTTGGCGGCAATCTGCTCTGGTGGCTTCATTCCAGGTTTGAGTTTGATTTTGATGACGCTGTTGTATTTGGTCCACTCCTCTGCTATATCCTCCAGAGTAAAGTCGTCTGTAATGCAGTCTTCCGGTACCAATAGTACACCTTTTGCCGATGCTGATATGATGAAATCCTGAAGGATAACCATCCTGTTTATCATCCTCTGCTGGTCAATCATATCATCAACAAGGCTCCAAACCTCATTGTTGAGCATAGGATAAAACTTCACTATGTAAGGGTGGCTATTGTGAGCATACGGATTACTGCTTTTGAACAGGCAGTGTCCATTGGCTGTAACATGGTAACACATCCACTCCCTTACATACTTTTTCTCTACACTTATCAGAGGAACCTCAACACCCTGCGATGCTGCCATTGCCATACGCTCTGCATTCTCTGCTTTAATGGTTTTCAGTTCGGACATATCGTATATCTCATAACTGCCGTCCAGACTGTCATGTACATACAATTTCCAACTGCCTTCCAGTCTCCAAATGTGAAAGATCCTGCACAGTGTAGGATTGGCAGGGGTAAGGAAGGAAACGATACTGTCAGCAGACTTGCCTTTTACTTGCTCTCCCCAATAATCCCTTCTGGCGGCAGTTGCAAATATATCTTCCAGTTCTTTTTCCTCACTTTTAGTCTTGGCGTACGATTCTATTACCTCCTCTATCCTGCAATCCACAATATGACCGATAAAGTCAACATCTTCCCCACATATATCGTTGGCAGACGGTGTCTGGAAGAACCGCTCCAACTCTATTCCCTTAAATGTAGGTATTGACTTCTTTCTTTTCCGGTTGTATGTGTATGAAGTATGATATATGGCAGTACCTTCAACGAGAAACTCCTCCAATTTACGCACATCCCTTTCCTTACCATGGTTCATTTCATTGGTTGATTCCAACGCTACCGACATCATTTCGGATGCTGCCTGATCGTCTCTATTCACAGATACAACAACAGACTTGTAAGGAGCCTTGCGGAACTGCCCCAGGATATTTCTTAGTGGCGGACGTATGAGATTCTGCTTGAGTGCCGGTTTACCCTGGCTCTGTATGTATTCCGCTTCTGTCATGGATTTGCCGTTGACAACAACTATATCACTCCACTGGTCACCACGGTAATACCGTCTTGCCCTGCGTACATTACGACGTAACTTGTACAGCGATTCATGACATTGTGCAGCATGTTCCAGCAACTCAAACGCGCCGTCGGAACGGGGAAAGGACCTGCTGGTTGTTACAGCAGGTCTCCCACTCCTTATTCCCATGGGGACGACATTCATGTCCTTAATTCTCTTCATATCGTTCCATTATTAGTTCAAACTCTTTGGAAGCCTTTGCAATAAGTTCATCCACTTCTTTCCTGTACTTCCTTACTTCCTGGGTGCTAAGGTTGCCACTTTTAATTACCTCTTGCAGTTGTTTTACCCTGTCATTATAATTATTGAACCTCACAACCAGTTCGGTGTTATAACTGTTCTGTTTGAATGCCCGGTATCCGTCCCAGTCCTTTTCCCTGTAGAGCGCCCTCTCCATGGCCTGTATATCCTTTACCATATCGGATACTTCATACCATGTATTATAGCCCTCCTTATAGTATGCCTGGCGTACAAAACGTCCGGCAATAGGGAGATTATACAACTCCAGATCCACATCTTCATCAATGGCCGCATGAAGCGTCTTCATGATATTTGATGCAAATGTTGACATGCCGCCCAGATACCCGTTTATGATGTGCTCTGCAGATGCCGGGTTCCAATCCATGGCATAACCGTACCATCTTCTGGATACCTCTCCACTTTCCCGGTCAAACTTTATCGCAGACGACATCTCGTCTGAACCGCCGGCAATATTGTTTAGCCATTTTGAGGTACCTACAAGGATAGGGTTGGCATTGGCATACACCTTCTTGTATTGTGGTGTATAATCCTCAGTGCCTTTTGTGAAGTCCTCTTTATAGATAGGATCCCCTTTAAAATCCCTGTTGCTCCATACATCAAAGAACGGCTGTATTGCGGTTGGGACAAATGGTGCCACAATAGACTGTCCGGATTGACGGCCTGTAAGGTCAATGGCATCTACGGACAGTGGAATAAACTCTCCTGCAGCATTGAGGGTAAAGGTGCTGATTGCATCCCACACGCTCTTGTTGCCACGAATCACATCTACTGTTACGTCTGCCAGGTTGGTAAACGCCCTCATACCTTGCGGCATTGGAATGGTAAAGAACACTGTTTTACCCTGTTCATCTTCCCCGACAGGTATTATCATGTTTGAGAATTTTACATAATCAGACAACTCGTCGTAGTCATCTCCTCCAACCAGTGAGGCAATCATTGCAGCAGTCAGTTTTGCCAACGCCAGCGAACCTATTGCCATGGCTGTCCTCTTAGGGTATGTCTTACCCAATTGCCATAATCTGTATGTACCCTGGACAGATGCATTGAAGAATGAATAGAAAGCATTCATATTGCCGGAATACGTACCCTTACGGTTGAAGTTTACAGTTATCTCATGAGCCTTATATGCCGCATCTTTAGCGGATGTGCCCTTCTCCCTCTCGGCCATATAAACGGCAAAGCGCATGGCGTTCTCACTCATCACAGACAAATACTCCATGGATCCTTTACCCAACTTCATAAGGAAGTTACGCCAGATAATATCGGAAGCGTTTCTCTGGCCGGCCATCTTCCGGCGCATCACTTCATTCTCCTTCTTTATCTGCTCAAGTTTTCTCATGTGTATGAATCCAGTCTGGCCGCCTTCGCGCCTGAACTCTTCATACAACCTGTCCACCTTTGAAGTACCGGCACTGTTTGTCTCCGCCTTATGGATAGCCTTGAAAGCATGCATCAGATTTCTGTTCAAAGCAGCAATATTACCGCCTTCTATAGCGTATGCTATATTACCGAACAGGAAGTCCCTGACGAAGTTAACAAATACAAATGCTGGGGAATAACTGGTACGTACCGCACTGAGCCACCTTGTAAGTGGTCTCAAAGCATCTGCTGCAGCCCAATGGTTGACGTTGGTATTATTGAGGGCAGAAGCAATCTTGACACCAATGTTACCTTTGAATACAATCATGTAACGTGCCCCGTCAATCATTACAGGTACGGTGTGTGCTTCATACTCCGCATTTGTCTTGTGCCAACGGTACGACTTGTTGGTCTTGGTTGTAACCAGCCCCTTGTCAAAGTATTCCTGTGGTGGCTTTACATCAAAGGCCATAACTTCATCGGACCCCTCTACCTCAACATAATATATCTGTGGAAGTATAGCCACATCTTCAAGGATCTCCTTATTCTGCTGTATCAGGCGGAAGGCATTCAAGTGTACCATATTCTTGTTGCCTACTACTACGGCAGACTGGGCTAGGGAACCTATATAGGCGATAGGGTCATCAGCGCGAGATGAACGTCCGTATGCCTTACGATTTAGGTTGATTATCTCTGATGCATGGTTAAATGCAGTCTTACCCAAAGAATCATAGTCAACATCCTCCTTTTCTGCCCAACTGCGCAGAGGGATGTAGTTCTTGTACATATCCTTGTAAGAGTCGTATGTATCCTTATCAATAAGGCTATATTTAAGCCATGTATCCAGAGTAAAGTTGTTGGATCTGCGGACTATGGCAGACAACTGCTCCAGAAGAGGTTTAGTCTCAGGAGTAACGTATTTGGCAAGAATCTCCTTTGCCTCCTGGTCACTCATGCCGGAACGGTTGGTGCCGCGTTTTGACTTGAAGGTCTTGTCAATATCTGTGCGTGCAGTTTTTGTCAACTCTGTGAATTTCTTGCGGAACTCATTGAGCAGTTCGTTTTCTTCCTTGGTTTTGGCTGCACCCTTGATGATATTGTTTGCAAAAGTATCAGAAGTGAATGGAGTGTTCGGATCGCGGCGCTCATTATACATACGGCCAACCAGAGAGATAAGCGCACCCCTCTGATTTGACGACTTGAAGAACTTCAGTTCCTCTTTTGAGAGTTTCTTCATCATCTTGTCCACCACTTCCTCAACGCATATATGCTTGTTACGCTCAGGTGCATGCATAGCATACAGATAGTCATTGACAGCCTTGTATGCCAACTTCGGATTGCATAGTTTGAGTTTGACAAACAGTTGCTGAATATCAACTACCTTTTGCAACAAAGGCTCGTATATATCCTTTTTGAACTTGTCAATCTCATGCATACTGCGTGCAGATGCAAGGTTCTCGCTCATGTAAGGGTCAGTCTCTGCACTTATGGTTCCATGACGGGTAGTTATAATTTTCTTCAGTATGGCAACAGAATGCATGCGGTCCACCCAGTGTTCCTTCCACTCATCCCACCAACTCATTTTAATGTCGTTGGTTGTAGGTCCCATGTCGCTTTCAATTGAGAACTGCACCTTCCGGCTTTCATTCTCGTATGTAAGGCTTTCCTTGAGTGTCTGGCGTGGCTGGCTGTTTGTCTCCTGCCACATCTTCTCAAGCAAGGTAGTATCCGGAACATTTACAGTCATACCCATATTGCTGAATGCCGCACGCACAGATGCTGCTATCTGCAGGGCTTCTTCCTGACGGTTTGCCACATTACTGCATACCTCGGATATGTATTTTTTCAGTGCAGACATCCTGTCTCCGGCTTTTACCATGTTAGCCTGGCCAATTATATCAACACCGGCAAACACATCATCCATCATTGCAGAATATGCTTCACTGCCCAATAACCCCTCAACAGTATTCTGTTTGAGAATATCTTCAGTTATCGCTGTTGGTCCCGACAGGCTGGTCCCCGAAACAAGATCATAGAGCACTCTGTCTGCAACCTCTTCTGCAGAAGAGAATCCGGATATATTGAACAGATTCACATTAACCCAGTTCCAGAAATCCTCCAAAACTTTCTTTGCCCGTTGCAGCAGTTGTGCTGCATACCCCTTGCGGCCGGTAGTATTGCCATATTCTTTGGCATCTTCCTCCAGACGTTTGGCACCACGCTTGCCGCTATAGCGTGCAAGAACCTCGCTGGCAACAGAATCCTCATTGCCGGCGATATCCTGATAGTTCACATCAGACATTACCTGCTGCCATTGAGGAAGACGCTTCATTAGGAATTTTACATTATCCCACAACTGTGGATTGTATTTGCGTACAGCGTCGGCCCAGATATGGGTGTACTCATGGATAGGTGTCTCAGGGTTAAGACCATCCTTGGTAAGATACACAACTCCGTCCTTGGTCCAGCCCCTGACGGTGCCTACTCTGGATTTCTTAACCGAATCAATACTGAAGCGGATATCATTACTTTCTGGAGAGAATGTAACGTTGTCAGTGGCTGATTTGATTTGGTTGGGTTCAAATACTACAAATGTTTCATCTCCAAAAAAGTAAGCATCATCAAAAAACTCATCAATATTGTTCACAGAAGTATTAAACTCACCTTTATGATCATTGCTATAATAATCATATTCATACACATTAACGCCATCCGATTCTTGTGCTATTAAATATTTAGTGCCACCTGATGTTTTAAATACAGTTTGCCCAGTCTCCTCAAACTCACTAATATTTACTTCTGGATGAATGAAATCTGCCACTCCGTCATACCCCTTGGCCTGTAGTTTATCTCTGACAGCATCGGTCGCGCTTCTAATATCATTTCTACGAAGAGATTCGGCAAATTCATCTGTCTTAAAATACTGTCTGGCGATCTTATGAGCATCTTCTCTTGTTATTAGATTTCTTATATTTAAAAATACTGGATAGACTTTGTTAGCACTTCTCCATGCTGGCGATGTATCTGGGCTTGTACTAAACCAAAATCCATTATAATAAGCGTCTGTCTCGTTTGCTCTTATTTTATTTTTATCAAATATATCAATAGTTTCAGATACAGAGCCATGGTAAACAACCAAAGGTTCTCCGTTTTTATCTACAACTTTAGAAGTACTTAAGATTTCTTCATTACTATTTGTTTTTTTTACGCCATTTAGTAAATTTGCTCCTGAAATGGAATTGATAGAGTTGAGAACGGGATTGCCGTTCAAGCCAACCGCAGTTAACTGTGTATCCTCTATCAGTTCCATTTCTTGCAACTCGTATGTATAGTATCTATCGCCTTCTTTAAATTTCTTTATCGTAGATTTTACACGATACATATTATCATCAATAAAGATGGCATTATACAATCGTATAACATTAAAATCTCGTCCGTGAGTGTCTCTATGCTGCTCTGCTGGGATTCCTGTTTCAATAAATTCCGGAACACTCATTAGAGCAGCGATATGAATCCTCTCGCCAATTTTTTTAGTTGTATTCGGATTTAGCATCTCTGTTATAGATTTGCCACTTATTGAAATAAGTTCGTCAGTAAACTTGTTTACAAACGCTTTTCCTTGTAAATTTTGTTTTGCCCATTGTTCTGCTTCTTTAAGGTTTTTAAAGGAACCTTTGCTCTCTAAAATGGGTGTTTCTAAATATTGAAGTTCCCAGTCTCCGAACCACTCCTTGAATGCCTGAGTACGTACAGTTACCCATTGTTCGGGTGTCAAGTTTGTATCCTGTCCGTTTGGAGCCTTGAGATAAGTCCCGGCAGCCTTAGCATTCTCAATGATTGCAGTTCTCTCAGCAGAGTTGTCTGCATCTGAATCAATACTGAAGCGAGCAGGTTTCCCCTTATTGTCGGTCTCAACAAAGTTGATTCCCCGTTTTTCCAGTTCTTTTCTCAATGAAGGAGTAACTACATTTGACGGCATGGTGATATCTCTTCCGTCAAACATCTCAATAATCTTCTCTGCAACCTCACTGTCGGGAACAATACGGACCGGTTTATCCCAACGGGATAGTATTACTTCTCTTTTGCCGGATATCTTGCTTTGGATAACTCCAGCCTTCCACTCAATCCTGCCGACAGGGTCTTTTGCCTTATCTGCCTTATATCCGCTTGTAAGTTCGCTAACCGGTATTTCTACTTCAACAGTAACAAGATTTGGCCTGCTCTGTGCTTCAGAGAACTGGTCATTGAGTGGTGTTGTGGAAGTATGGATGTAAGGGTTATACCTGGCTTTAAGCGATTTCTTGTTACCCTTATCCAGTTTGAAGAATCCTTTATCATCTGCCAACTCCGGGTTCTCCTCAGCCTGCTCCCATACTCCCAATTCAATAGGTTGTCTAAGTTCTCCGTTTACTTTGGCAGACGTAGGAGGAAAGAGTTTACCATCTATCAACTGCATAGCCCTGAATACTTTCATAGTAGGCTCACTATCCAATTTATTGATAAGGTCTGCATCCGTTACAATTTGAAAACTGGTATTCTCGTCGCCGCTCTCTTTGGCACCGAGTACCTTCTCCACCATTTCATCAGTAGCCATTACAACTGGAATATTGGCATTGCTTAGCGCTTCACGGACAGCATCGTATGCCATCTGTTCGCTATAAGACAACTCTGGGGTAGATTCCACCATGTCAATAAATGTCTGGGCGGATGGATCATCATCCTGTACAATATCCTGTACATCAACAGTGGCACCCGTTCCCATTTCAGCGTATTTGGCTTCCTTCTCTTCCAACTCCTTTTTCATAAGAGTGGTGTATTCCTCAACCTTAGCACGTGCATCATTCAGTTCCTGGGTAAATTCAAACGGTTTACCATCCCTGGCAGAAAGCAGTTTATTTTCCTCCTGAAGGCGTTTTGTGCCACGGGCTATGGTATCTATTCTTTCCTGCGCATCCTTGCCTGTAATGACATTCTCAAGTATATCATCTACGGCTCCTTTGATATAAGCACCGGAAACAGGAACGTCCTCAAGATTGAGTTCCGGTATGCTGTAGGTCATATCTCTATGAACAGAAACTTGGATTCCTTTTATCTTTTCGTTATAACGGCTGTCACGTCTGAGTTCCAGAGAGACCTCAACAGGCATACCGTCAAACTCCAGAGTGTATGAATGACTTGTTCTCTGACCGTAAGGGTTATTCCTTAAAGTCTCTATCTGGTCATTCATCTTCTTGTTCACATCTTTGAATGCCTGTATCCTTTCTTCATCAGTAGTACATCTTATGCCGTCTATTGTTACAACAGAGGCCATGCCGTCAGGAAACTTCTCCTTAACTGTAGCGACAACCTTTTTGTATAACTCTTCATTGGCAGCATTCCTCTCCAATTGCCCTGCATTACGTTTGAGTTGTGCATTTACATACACCTGATCTGCTTCCCACTGCTTGTACTTGCTCTGCCATTTGCGCAGTTCTCTTTCAGCCTGAGATTTCAGCAGCGCATACTGGGAGCCGGAGAGTACTGCAACAGGATTGTCGAACAACCCTTCTTCTTCCTCTTCCAGAGTACGGTTTTCCTGGTTGTTTGCCAATAGCGGCTTGCTGTCCATCACACTGTCAATAAATGAAGATTTTGTCTTCAACCGTTGATATGATGTAACATCCAGTGAGTCCTCAACACCAAACCTCAATACACGCACCTCCTTGCCCCATTCCTTGTGAAGGTTACCCTGACGGAGGATACGGCCGTTACGCTGAGTGTAGTCCATAGGCCTGTCGGGAGCATCCATGTGGATAAGGGTATGAAGGCGCTGTTGGATATTCACTCCTGTACCCAGTGTTTGGGTAGATCCAAGGATTACACGAACATTACCGGCATTCACATCTGCAAATACCTTCTCCTTTTTCGCAACGCTCATTCCGCTTTCCATTATCACAATCTGGTTGGCAGGAACTCCTGCTGCTACCAGTTTGCGCTTTATCTCCTGGAACAGGTTGAAAGTCTCTTTCTTTTTGCCGGATACATCCTCTTCCAAACGCCTATAACTGTCACAGAAGATAGCAACAGTGCCTTTGTAGGTCTGTGTCTGTTTGAGTGTCTGCAAAGTCTCCTCAACGGCCCTGTTGGTTTTGCTGAGCGGTTCATCAATAGCATTTGAATCTACCAGCCTAGGGTCTATGGCAGCCCTCTTGGCTATGCCATACATGGTAAGAGGGATATGACTGTTGGCCTTTTTCTCTTTGCCGCTCATCTTATCATACTCTTCCAACACCATTCTTACCCCACGCATGATATCTACCAACCCAGGGGATTGAGGGAGGAATATGTCTATTGCCTTCCCGGTCTCCATCTGAGGAACTTTATCATTCACATATTTTACCTCTTTTGTAAGGACCGTATCACTCACACTACCCCACAGACGTACCAATTCCGGAAGATTGACATACGATGCAAACCTTGTATTTTCTTTGAACTTGCCATTTGTTGCAAACTCCAGATTCTGGGTAATGTTACCGAAGTTGCGGACAAAGTCATCAAAATAGTAGATATCATTTGCTACCATGGTATCCTTTGGCATCAGATACTTCATGAATGTCCATATCTCTGCCGCAGTGTTGGATATAGGTGTTCCTGTGGCAAAGACCACATTTTTTCCTCCACTTTTCTCCAGCACGGCCCTTGTCTTCAAATAAACACTGGCTGCCTTCTTGGAGTATGAAGGGTCCACACCTTTAACTCCACGTTTCATGGAAGTGGAGAATCCCAGGTGTTTATATTCGTGCGCTTCATCAACCAGCAACGCATCTATACCCATTGCGTCAAAATCTTCCACATCATCGGTTGCTCTTGCCAATTGTTCCTCAGCCCTTACCATGGCATTCTGTGCCGCAACGGCTTCCTTCTTCTCGTTCTTCTTTCCCGACGAACGGTTCATAGTACCGCTGGCAAAGTCAACCTCCAATTGCTGGAGTTCATTTTCCAACTGGTTGATAAACCTTGAATCCATACCGGCTTCTCTGGCCGCTTCAATGGCGTACATCTTCTCGTCAATCTTCTCCTGTACAAAATCACGCATTCTCGTTTCATTGTCAGGAATCATCTCAAATACAGATTGAGGTACAACAATGATATCCCAGTCATTGTATTTGATTTTTGCATAGAACTCTTTGCGACCTTCTGCAGTACGGTCCTTTTCCCCTACAGTAAGCACTTTAGCATTAGGGTATAGAAACTTCGCCTGTGAAACAAATTGTCCCACGGTGGCATTCTGCACTACAATCATAGGCTTTTTGGCTGTTCCCAGGCGACGCATCTCCATTGCTGTAGTAATAAGAGTGAATGTCTTTCCTGTACCCACCTCATGAGCCAGCATGAGCGGCTCAGTTGTAGCACGTATTACCGATTTCTTCTGGTGCGGATATAACCTTATATCTTTATTGGCACCTTCAAACCTCTCCGGAGTAAAGATATCGTCAATACTTTTCGGTACAATGGCATTGAACTTGTCATTATATACACGTGTCATATTCTCGGCCAGATCTGCATCTGCCTGCATTCTGGCACGCGCCCAATCCTTGAACTCCTCTTTTATCTCCTGCATCCTCACTGTACACATCTGGGAAGCCTGCTTGTCAGTAATGGTTTCAGTTGTACCGTCATAGTGCTTAACCTGTTTGCTTACAGTTATAGGAGTATTGTTCATGGCTGCAGCAAACAGTTCATGTCCCATAACTCTTTTACCCACACTCTCACTATACACTCCGGCAGAACGGTTCTTCTCATTATTGGCATATAAATCCCTGTCAGCAGCCCAAACGCCGTTGATATTCCTGTATTCTACCTCAACATCATATTTCTCATTTACAAAATCTGAGTACAGTTTCGGATCAATCCATGTAGATCCGAGTGAGAACTCTATCAGGTGTGCAGGGATATCCATCGGGATAACCTTTTCAAGTTCCTCAATATTCGTGTCATATACTCCATCCACATTGTTTGCCCTGGCGTATGAGAGTTTTTCCCTTACGTTTCCCGACAAGTACTCATGTCTTACCTCCAACAAACCATTGGCCGGATTGACAAAGCCCATTCTGGAAGAGATTACCTCCTGTAGCACTTGTTCCGGAGACATATCAAGCCATTGGGCAATGAGAGAGGTGTCAATATGACCATTCTTTTGTACACTCAGAATGATACCGTCTCCAACAGTAGTTGGGGCTGGGGCAGGCTCATAACCTATTACCCTGCCTTTGAAAACATCTGTCTTTGATGTTTCCACCTTCTTTTTGCCTTCAATGGTCTCACTCTCGCTATAATTCTCAATGGCCGCTACAGGTGTATAATCAACATCGTTGCGTAGGAATGAAATTGTTACATTTCTGTTAAGTGGACCATACTTCTTCACAAATGAATCGTATGCAGAGTTAAGTTTTTTCAACAGAGGTGCAAGACCTTCATCGGAACTGTTGTTTGCCTGGTATTCCAGAACATCCGCGAGAGCCTGTTTTATTCTGTTGTAGTCTTTGAGTGCTTCAGCCTTGGTGTATTTGCCTTTAATCTTATTGTCATTAACATCCAACGGAACCGCTTCTCCTCTACGGGATATACACAGACGTCCCTCCTTATCCAGTATCAGCGCACCCTCCTTCTCAGAACTCTGTTCATATACAGGTTTTGTCTCTACCTGCTCAGATATAGCAGACTGTTCAATAGGGGAGAATGATGATACCCACTGCTGCATTCTCTCCTGCTGGTTTATATCTTGTGCCGGATACAGACCTATAGCAGTAGGACGGAACGTGTCGCCCTTTTCGGCAGCAATAGCCATCTCTCCACCCATATACTCAGGGTGTGCCTGAAAATAAGTATTGTAGTCCAATGCAACATCGCGTGTTACATTTTCATATTGTCCTGTCTTCTTGTTGAACTTTTCATCAATCTTAACAGGAACCACTTTGGTTGTGGATGTACTGAGCACATCAATTGCATGAGGAGATGTCTGGCCGGCAACTCTTTTTCTCACAACTATTATATCGCTGGTTACAGGAGCACCCTCAAAAGTACGGTTGTTGAGACGGAAAGCACCAATCACATCGGCATTACCCTCGCGGCTTACAAGCCATTCACGCAATTGTTTACTTTTATCCAAGGTACTGTTTGACGTTATGAATATACCTAAACCGCCTTCACGCAGTTTGCGCACATTCTTGGCAATACAGAAATCATGTATATTCTTGAATTTTCTTGACAGGTCCTTATCTACAGGATCATTAACTCTCAAGCCTGTAACAAATGGAACATTGGTAATGGCAAGGTCAACACTGTTGTTGGCAATGGCAGTCTTCTCAAAGCCCTGTACATGTACTTGCGCATCGGGATACAGGTATGAAAGGATGTTTCCGGAGATACTGTCAATCTCCACCGCCTCAATATTACTGTTGGCACTGATACCCTGCGGCATCATGCCGAGTATATTTCCGGTACCGGCAGAACCTTCAAGTATATTGCCACCCTTGAATCCCAATTGGGGCTACAGGAAAAGCGGCAGAGATGCCGCTTTTCTTCATTAGAAATCCCTACCGACGACATTGCGGTAAATCAAATTTTTTCAAAATTCTCACAAATTTTTCAAATATTCCGTAAAAACGTCAATATTTTTGAGGTATTGACTACCTTTGACGTCAATAAGAAACCTAG